GCAGCTGCTGCAGACGTACAGTTAACATACTTAATGTGTAGTCTACCTTGCTCTGCCCATTTAATCATGTCAGAGTTAGTAGGCATTTCGGCACCCACCATTCGTAGGAATGATGAGATTGATCTATTACCATATCTCTCAAACTCTTTTTCATAAGTATCAGGTAGATACTGATTCAAAAAGTTGAAATCGGTAATATAGTTTGATTCCAGAGTTACCCGTTCTGCCGAAGGTATTAGGTTAAACCCTGGGGTTGCATTTACTGCCATAGTTTCTATTTTTTAAAATTTTATAATCGTTTTGCACTCTTAATGCGAAGTCCTCTTCCACTGCTTGTGTCACCCACAGGACGAATACTTAATCCGTTCTTGCTTAGCGACTGAGGTGCCTTGCGAACCATATCAATGTTTTTAGATTTCTTAGTAACATTGTCAATGGCCTCCGCCTTGCCTTGCTCATAAAAAAACTGCGCGAACTTATCGGGATTCATTGCAATAGATATTGCTCTATGATACCCGGCTGCATCCTTCATCATGCCAGTCTCTGAATCCATAAATCCATTAATGAAATTACTGATGTCAGATTGCTTGCTTCGAAGTTCAGCAGCATCGCCCGGCTTATAAGTATAACTCTGATCATTCACAGATACCTCAAAACCTTTGAAGTCCTGTCCAAACACATCCTGTGTTTTTTGAACAAACCAGTCATACCGCTTTTTATTTGCCTCCTCCTGAGTTTTGGATTCCTCCATAAAACTTCTATAACGATCAAATTCCTCCTGTTGCTCCGCAGAACGAGCATCCCCACTTGACTCAAGAGGGACCCTGTATTGTTCTTGTTGCTCCTTTAAGAACTTTTTCGCTTTAGTAAGCTCTCTTTTTTTTGCCAACTTCCGCTTCTTAATATCTTTTTCATCGTCAAAGTCTTCATCGAATCCAAACTTGTCCTCCATGAGGTCACGAATATCATCGTTGTCCAACCCATCCTCTGTCGAAGCATAATAGCTCGTTAGCAAAATATCTTCATCAAGGTCATCGTAGTCTCTCTGTAGCTTTACAAAGTCATCGATTCCCCTGCCAGTTTCCTTTTTATATTTAAAGAACGCTGATACATCTTCTGGTAAGTCTTCGTTTGCTTCTCTCTGAGTAAACAAGTCATCCACCGAGCTGATGTCTTTATCGTACCTGCTCTTGATGTAATCAAGAACATCGGTATCTTCTATTTCTTTTTTAACCTCCTGAATATTTTCAGTAGGTTCCACCTTAGCAACTTCATCCTGCACTACGTCACCTTGTTCGGCTGCGTGCTTCTCTAAAAGTTGTTGCTCTATTTCCTGAGTAGATTTCTCTTCTACTCCTTCCACCACTTTTACTGTAAATTTCTCATTTTCCATTTAATTAAATTTTATGCAAAGTTATATAATATTTTTTTGGATTATCTTGGCTCAAATTCTGACAGATCAAATCCATCAAGACTATCCTCATTGGACTCAAAGTTAAAGGCAGGTAGGTTACGTTTACGCTGCTCAATCATTTTGGATTGCTGCGTGTTGGCCATGCTTATTCTATCTTTCTTACCCTCTTCGCGCATTGCTTCGCGCTCGTCCATCTGAGACTGGTCCATGCCATGAAGCTGCATGTTGAATTGGAACTCAAGACTCATTAACTGCTGCTTTAGTTGCGCTTCTGATTGTTTCGTTTCAATATCAAAGGCAGCCTGAGCCTGTGCAATCTGCATCTTAGATTGCGTTTCCATTTCAATCTTCTTCATAGCAGTAGCGGCTGCCATCTGTTGAGATTGCATTTGCATTTGAGCGGTCATCTGCTGCTTCTGCATCTCCTGTTGCTGCACCTTAATTTGTCGCTGTTTCCTCTTTACTTTTAGTAATTGGTTGGCAACCTTCAAGTTTCTCACCTCTCTAATATCAATAGCATCTTCAAGGCTAATGTCTTGCTTAGATAGTGCCATCTGTATATTCTGCTCAAGCATTGCTTTCTGCTCCTCGTCAGGTGACATCTCTATGAATATACCGAAGTCGTGTAAGTATAAGTTTCTTACATCTTCGAGAATCTTAAGATTATACTTGCCTATTTGCATTGCAAACTCATCTCTAAAGTCTGCATACTCCAATACATCAGCACACCTTAATGACAATGCTTCTGCTAAAGTTTTAGTTATAAACAAACTTGCTTGAAGTATATGCCTTGTGGCTGTATTTGAATTTAATGCAGCAAGCTTTTGTACGCCCACTAATGCATTTGGATCAGGAGTAGATCCATCCCTTGCCTCATTAAGACCGGTTACAGATCTAATCATGTTAAGGTAATGATTGTAATTACCTATAAGCATATTCATTTTTGACGCACCACTGTTGGATGTTAACTGGGTGATAGGCACTTTTGCGTTATTAAACTCACCATCCTGAGTGTAACTTCGACCCACTACACTACCTGTCTGGAAATAAAGCCTTAGTGCGTCCTCCGGATTATAAGCATTGCCCGTACCAAGGTCAACCTCGTTTAATCCATCAGCATCTATAAACACACCATCAGGTACAACACGGGAAACCACCTGCTGTAGCTTTAGGTGCGTGATCTGTATAAGATCCGCAAAGGGAATCATTCGTCTCACCAAAGACTCCACAACTCCTTTATACATTCGAGGCGCACAGGCTATATAATTAGGAAGCGCATATTGATTTGCTGAATTAGGACGAACCATGTTCTTCATCATATCCCACTTGAGGATAATATTTGTTCCCATAACCATTACGCCCTCATACCAAACATCAATTCTTTTCTCTACTCTTTCAAAGTTTCCCTCCTCCATCATCTCTTCTGGTGGATTAAACTGATCATCTTTCTCTACAGTCTTAAATGCACCCTCACTTATTTTTTTCTTTTTGTATACAAAGCTGTTAGTGGTCTTGTAATTAAAATATAGGAGTGTGCAGGTGTCTCTCGCAAACATACTGTTCTCATACATAGCAGCCACGTTATAGTAGTCATACCATGATTGGCTGTATTGAGAAATTTCTTCAAGATCTTCTGTAGTAAGATCAGGATTTATTTTTAATACCTCTGATATAGGAATAGTTTTTAACTCCCCCCAATAAAAGCAATCTTTAAAGTACGGATCCTCTGTGTAGCTATACACTACATGTGCCGGATCAACATATTCAACACGAACACCATCACCATCCTGGAACGTATGCTTACATACACCTAACCCCAAGGTGGCAATATCGTAATCAACTCGCTTTCTAATATCAGAGTAATGATTTTCATCCATCAATGTATTAATAGCAATCTCATTAGCTATCTCTATCGCTGGCTTATAATTAAGCTGCATGTATAGCTCAAGTTCCGCATCGCTTTCTGGAAGCTCTTGTGACTCAATCTCAAAAGCATCAACATTGAAGTCCTTCTTAACTTGAGTAAATATATTTTTGGCCAGCATGTTACGCTGAACCATCTGCTGGTATTCATTTCTCTTCTCTGCTGACAATGCATCCTGCGCATAGCACTTAACATCAAACAATCTGTCTGACATACCGTTAACCACAATATCAACAAACTTAGGTATGATAGGAACCGGTGTCCAATCCAGGTTTAGATAACTTAGATCACCGTCAATAGCAAGCTCGTTCTTGTACTTACCCACCGACTGCTCACCTCGAGCATATAGGCGAAGCCTATGAAACTCCCTAAACTGATTATAAAATCTGCAGGACAATCCGTCCCGTCTGAACCATTCATACTGAATAGCCTGTCCTATCTGTAGACCAAACTCCTCTTTCTTTTTGTCTGCATCCGAGACAAATTGATCAGGGAAGGCCGCAGACTTAATGTCGATCTGGATTCCTTTCATTTAATAAGTTGGCTTACTGAACTATTATTATTATACCTGGCAAAATTAATACTTATTTTTGATTTCTGTTTGGTGGGCGTATATAGATGCTTTTGGTTAGCCATTATAGCCAATCCTGAGCTGATAGCTGCATCATACTTAGTCCGGTTGTTAATATCAAACTTTGCCCAATCCTCTAATGTGTTAGTGAAATACATTGTCCCCATATCATCTGACTCTCTAAAAGATCCTGACATGTCAATTCCTATATGCTTTTCAATGTAAGACTCTATAGCGGCCGCGTGTGCTTGCTTTACGTCCTCAGATGAGTTAGGTATACCTCCAAGCTCTTTCTCGGTCTTAGAGAGCTTGTTATAGGCCTTGTCGGGCCTGTTTATTGAGAATCCTCTATACCCTCTATTCTTTAAATGATATAGCAAGCGAGGCTTATTGTTCTCTGCAAGTATGGGCATTCCATAAAACACACAGGCCATAAGAACCTCCTCAAAGAATATCTCTGCCGTCTGTGGTCGCGCAATATATTCAAGAAAAAACTCATTGCTCGGCGCATCATCCATATTAAATTTGGTCAGTCCGTGTAACGCGCCATTAGACCCCTTGCCTACTACCACGCCGGAGATGTCGTAAGAGTCACAGCCAAAACACCCAAGATGCTCATTGCCTGGATGTCTAACTCCGTTACGGATATCCACTCTGTTCTGTAGGTGTGGCGGTGGTGTCCAGCTTACCAGGAAGCGGCCACTCTTGTTTGGGCTCCATACAACCTTACTGTCTTTAATTCCGTTTTGCCACGAGAAAGAACCACGGGTTAAGTGGTGCGCCGTGATCAACGAATCATTATAGTCAATCTGCTGATAGATCTTTGTAAGATTAAATATAGATGCTTTACTTTCATCTCTAAACGCATGCGACTCACTACGAGGGAACTGCCGGTAAAACTCATTAAGGGCATCAGGATCTGATCCAAGAGAATCTACCTCATTGTTCCAGTAGCTTATTGCCCCATGATATATATCTTCACCATCCACACCCACTACAGCATCGTTAGGTGTATGAAACACCGGCATACCATATCGATCAATATATCCCTCGAAGTTCCACTCCATAGGTATAAACAATGAGTAAAGCCCGCTCTTGGTTTGCCCGTTAGCGTTTCTTTTTCTTGGGTCCGAATCCATGTATAGCTTCTTGAAGTTATTACCTCCCTTGTCAAGAGCATTAGACGTAGACCCCATCATACACTTGCCGATAATCTTACTACCCAAACGTAAACAGGTTTTAGTTACGCGCCAGTTGTTTAGAATGTTCTCGGGCTTCTCCCACTTACCACTCTCGTCATGTAACAGAAGTTTTAGCTTCTCACCATCATAACTGTTATCGGATGTGTTTTTCCAGTCAATAGTTGTATCAAGACCCTCAAGCCTCTCCTCATCTATGTCATACATGTTCTTCTTTGTGATCTTGGATGCCGGTACTCGATAAGCTAACTCTGTCTTTGGCTTATCCATACCATCCTGGATAGGCTTGAAAAAAAATGGATAGTTATTGGATATGGGGACCACCTTGTCGGTGAACATCTTCTTTGCATCGGATCCAGTCTTAGATAGTATACCAACACGAGCATCTTTGGTTATTGTGGCCTGATTGACACCCTCACACGAACTCATGAACGAAAATCCCGAACGCCTGATCTTTAGATAGCACATCCCAAAGCTGCGTATATCTGCCTTGCATGCCTCCCAGTATATGTAGAATATTCTATTAGCCTCACGAAAGTCAGGGTGCCCAACATCTATCTTTGTCCACTGCAGGTACATATAGTGTGTGCCTGTAATATAAGTTGGCGTGCCATTATTGTAGAACCAGAAACCTTGCTCCCTACGATCAAACTCTTTCTCAATGTAATCAACCCATCGATTCTTAAATTGATCCGGCGCCTCATGCCACTGGAATATAGAAGATATGCGACTTAACTCTTTGGGATATTCAAAGCCTTCCCAGTATTGATCTACTTTAGTATCGCTTCGCTTGTAGGTGTTCTTTGGTTTTGCAGGCAGCGCTATCTTAACGCCATTAATCTCATACACCTCTCCTACCGTTCCATTTTTAGATATGACCACAACATCATACTTCTTGTTGTAACCATACTGCCATGTATGCGCCTTATTCTTATTTGACAAGACGCTCTTTGGTATGTAGTCCTTGACTACTCGATATATGCTATTTTGATCTTGACTCTGCAAATCCTTTTGGTGTATTACTTTTCTTTTCTAACGTGTTGCCATTAAGCATGGCGCTTTCGTTTTCTATTCGTGTTAGTATCTCAAAAGCATCAAAGATGGCAAGCTTCTTTGTAGCCGCTGCATTCTTTAACCTGTCAGCAGCCAGCTCATCATCCTTGTCATACTTAATAATATCCTCTTTGGCTACCTTTACAAGTTGCCTCACTGCCTTGTAGCCGGCCTCAATAATGCTTTTCTTAATTTCTGAAGTGTCTATTGTATTCATCTATAGCTTTAGTTTAATGTTTGATGTAAACATGCGATATAGCTTTTCACCGTCAACCTGAAACGCATATTCACTATCAGGCTCAAACGAAATAGTATCACCTTCTTTTAGCCCTTTGCTTTCCAGCTCCTTATTAATATACTTAATTATTCCGACTAATGGCTCTTCACCAGCCTTGAAGATGAAAGACTCCTTAGAGTCAACCGGCTTTATGAAACAATACTTACCGTGGGCCTTCCACTCACTGTCTTTCTTGTACAAGAAGAACTGCTCGTGATCTATGAAGAAAAGGTCATCCTTAAAAAAGCTACGACCGCTTTTCTCCCTGCCTTTCATGTCGTAGAAAAACTTAAATACGTTGTGATGGACAAGCAAGGTGTCCCCAATCCCAATAGGCCCATCATAGTTGATGGGTGTCTCTACTACAGTTGCAAATCTGTTTGATGCCTTATGATCTTCCTGAGATACGCTTGTGACGAAATCCATTCCGCCAATGTTTTTAATGTTGTCGTATCTCCGGTTATTGTAAGGTCTTACAATAAAATCCGTTGGTGACTTCATTAAAAATTGATATTAAACTCTAAAGATATTGGTAATGTCTTGCGGAACTCCTTCCACATAAAAACTTCTTCATCCTTCTGGATCCATATCTTGTATGAGTCCTCATCGGATTGAATAAGATGTATTCTGTGTGAACCACCCAGGACGTCCTGTCCTACAAGGTAGTGCATGGCTCCGGACTTGTAGTCCGCGCCGATTGATATTTTACGAATATCCATTTCATTATGATTGAGTAAATTTAATATTAATTCTGCCCTGTAGCTTAGGTGTGATCGATCCAACATCTAAATATCGCAATGTAAAGTATAACCCTAACCCCTTGTCAACCGTGGTGTTACCGGGAGTAAGTGTTCCTGCTATGCAAACAAGATCGTTTGTGCCCGTGGTTATTATACCCTGAGCCACAAGAACGGCTGCTTGATTTATGCAACCACTACTCTTCCATAGCGACATCTCATACTCTGACGATGTATCGCTTATCAAAGAAAAGTCAACCGCGCAAACTGTCGAAGAGTCAATAGATGTTGAGCATGATCCCAGCTGCGTATTATGAAATACAAATCCAGAGCTGTAGTCTTGATCGCTATAAGTGTTTGCAGCAGGAGAATCAGTTCCAAGATCATTCGTTACAGATGTATCTTTAGAGCTAAAATCTGTATCATCAATACCCAGGAAAGTATAGTATCTGTTTTGCGACATTGAAGCTCCATCGTTGCAGAACTTATAAGTCTGACCAAAACTACCTCCGTTACTGGCCCATGTTCCATCTCCCTGAAGGAATGTTCCTGCTGTACCTCCTGCCGGGACATGCCCAACGTTGGACCCTCCAGCGTAAGCATTTGATGTTACCTGAACAGCTCCCGATGTAGGACTAATGGTTATAGGTGTGCCTGAAGAAGTGGCTGGTGTTTGAGCAGTTACCGAGCTAACACCTGCAGTCGATGCCCATGCAACGCCTGACCCTGTGCTTGTAAGAACCTGACCTGCCGTTCCCACAGATGCTCCATCATATAGTGTGCCCGTAAGAGCAATGCCTGCCGTTCCGGCTGCTGTTCCTGTTGCAGAGAAAGTGTTGTTTCCGCTCCAAACATTTGTTCCGGCAGATGTAATGTTTGCAGTTGAATCAAACGTGGTAGCACTTGCGCCCACGAAACTAATTCCAACACCGGTGGCAACATTGCCTGCTGTAAGTACCTGCTGAATAGTGGGTGTAGATTGCGTTGGTAACGTTCCCCATTCAACACCGGTTCCGGCAGCGTTTACAGTCAATACTTGACCTGCACTACCAGTTGCTCCAGAGTAATCATTAAGAGTAGTTGTTGCTCCGAAGTTTAATGTTGTGCCAAGGTTGATCGCGTCTGATGATGTAATGCTTGATCCAACAGCCAGCGTCATATCAACTCCATTGCTAAGCTTTAATGCTGTACCAATGCCGCTCATATCAATGTTACCTGTAATAAGAAGGTCGCGTGCTGTAGTATTGCCTACGGCCATTACGCTATCTAAGTCACAACAGCTTACTGAAGGTGAGTTTATCCATTGTAGCCCAGATCCGGTAGATGAAAGAATCTGTCCAGCAGCACCCACACCATTAGATGCGGTTAATGTTGTTGATGTAATAGTTCCTACTACAGTTATGTTACCCGTAAGAGATAGGTCTTGAGTGGCAGTATTGCCAGTATCTAATACATCTTGTAATCCCTGAGCAACACCACCCGCACCTGCAACAGCACTGACAAGAAACGTTACCGTTCTATTGTTATCACTTACATCCGTTGCGATGAGAAGGTCTTCCGCCGCCGGGGTTACCGTAGGGTATACTGTAGTATTTTCTATTTTAGCCATTGTCTTCTTTCTGCTTTACTTCACCTGTCTCCAGGTTGATTACTGCGTTTTCTCCATACTTGTCCATCAAGCCTGTCTCCAGGTCTTGAAAGCTTTTTCTAATGGCTTCAGTCTTTAGGCACAAAGCATGTTCCTGTAGAGCAATATCTCCAAGCTGGCTTTTAATCTTATTAAATTCAGCGTGTAGACCCTGAAGCTCCTGTAATTCGTTTTCTGCGATTTTAGTCATGATGTTAAATTAAATTTCAATAATGCAAATATACTAAAAGTTGATCAAGGCTTTTTACTTGCCCTGACCTCTATACTTCTTCACGTAATTTTTGCTTGTCTTAATAGAGCTCGTTTTTGATTTAGCGTGAACCCCAGGACGCCTTTTCTTTCCTTTGTAATCGTAAAACGATTCTAAATTACGTGGCATTTACTTACGTACCTTTTCTATTGATCGACCTCCGAAGTAAGCGCCAATAACTGTGATAAGAACTATCTGTAACAGGTCAGTCCATTTTTCTTCTACGTGGAAGTTGAACTTGCCAGCATCAATAAATATCAATAGAACTGTGCTAAGAACTAAAAATATAAGAACCAATGGTCTAACATTTTTGCTTAGCCAGGAATCGCTGATCATATCCGCCTTCCATCGCTTAGTAACGTTAAGCTGCATATCAGCCTCCGCTTCTATGAAAAGACTTTTGAGATTCATTTCGAACTCTTGCTTCTCTTCTTTAGTAAGAACAAATCGATCAACTAAGTTTCCTATTCCGTCTCCGATTTGCTTACCTCCCTTTGCTCCAAATATTTTTGATAAAAATGCCCCCATGGTGTTTTACTTTGAGGATTCTTTGAATTTATATAGTGTAAACCCTATAGCTAAAATTAAAGAAATCATCTGCAACATCTCATTACAATCTGTCAGCGTCAACCCCAGTGCTCCTCCATTTGCCGTAACAACCTGTACAGAGTCTCTTATTGATTCATTCATTTTACGAAAATATAAAATTTATTTTACAAATTTTTATTTAGGGTCATCAGGTTGTCCTTTCCACTCGTCACCGTTAACAATCACAAGTATCTCCTCGTGTGTGTGTATTGTTTTAGTGCTTAACTCATCAATTGTAGGTGGCATATCGCCTTGATACTTGACAATCGCCTTAACCCCTTTTAGGTTGCGTATCGTTGTTTCCGAACTTGTTGTTAATAGTTGCCCATAGTCAAGCAACTCTAAGTCCGATGTGTTTACTATTACATAGGTTATCATAATCCGTATCTGTCTTTTGATGCATCAAAGTTTTGTAAGGCTTCTGCTGCACTCAGTACCTTGTCATACATCTTAACCATTGAGATAAACCCATCAAAGTAAAAACCTGCTCTGTTACCACCTACAAAAATATTATGTAAGGTGCTGTATGTTGCAGCGGTTGCAGTTCCCTCTTTAAACAGTGAACCGTCTAAGTACATCTTTGCTCCGTTAGTGCTTGTTGTTCCATCCCATAAGCAAACTAAATGATGCCAATTATTTAATGACGGATAAGTATCCTTTACGTTAACAGGATATCCTGAACCATTACTAACAAACCAACCCAAATTCAAACCTGCTCCTGTAATATCCCAATCTCGTAATGAAGTATCGCCTCTTGTTGTTCCTTTGGTAATTAATCCGTCATTGTCTGCATCAGCATTAAACCATAGGTCAATGGACATAGGGAAAGATTCAAGGATTGCAGGTTGACCGAAGTCGACTTGGTCATCTACTCCATCAAACTCAAAGTATCCACCTTGTGCTGAGTTGTAAACTGCACCATTAAGAATTGTGCCGTTGTTGGCGTTTATTACATCGGTCCACGTTGTGCCTGTTCCGGGATAGCTTGCTGAATCTCCCGCATCAACTCTGAATATTAAGCCATCGGTAACTATATCTTCACCTCCTCCTGATGCTAATCCGGCTCGTGTTTGAAACACATTACCTCCTATCCCTATGCCAATCCCCGTAGACATACTACCAGAGGGCTATAATGTCAGACGCTGTTGTAAGTGCCTCATCTATCCTGATAGCCTGTACAGGCAGGAAGGATGCGTCAGGTACGTTTTTGAAGACCAACTCTCCGCTTGGGCTGTCGGCTGGTTCACTAAACTCAACCGCTACATCGCCTCCCGTACCTACATACAACACACATCCATTAGTCGGCGCGTTATATATGTAGTATTTTGCTGATGCAGATCCTCCCGCGATACTGGTAATAGCTAAGTTCAGGTCATCGGTAACGTCCAAGACAAAATACGCCTTTTGATCGGTAGCATTGTATACGATCGCATTCTTCTGAATGCCATCGCTAAGAAATGTAGTGCCTACATCAGTCAGCGTTCCTGCTACTGAAAAATCAGCGGTGCCGCTAACAGCTCTCGTTGCTCTATCTGGAATAGGTACCGTATTGCTTGGAATAACATTTAATCCTGATGATGTCTGTAGTTTTTGATATGCCATAATTTATTATCGTTGATATGGGAATAATCTGTTTAATGTATCTCTTCTTAGGCCGCATCCGCAGTCCTTGCCAGTAGCCTTTGCCACAGTATCTACGACCTTTTTGATTCCGGTAGCCTTGGTAACTTTCTCTATTGAATCACCAAGACCTCTTGATTTGACTGGAGTTCTTTTCATTTTTTCATTTTACAACCAAAGTTGTTAGCATAGTTAGCCATCTTGCGAACACTATCACTATACTTATCATCCTTGGCTTTCATGACTTTTGAAGCAGCTGCACATACGGATGTGCCGGGCATGTTCTTCTCTACCCATGCTGTAAACTTACCCTCGTTCTTCTTACTGATCGCAGGAAAAGCTCCTTTCTTTGTTCTGCCCTTAGCCATTAGCTACGGATTAATCTACCTAAGTGACCTTTTACACTTGATGGGTAATGCTTCTCATACCCCATAGAATGATCACCACCATAAGCGTGACCGTACTCTTTCTTGGACATTGCTTTTGATTCGTCTCTTCTGTCTTTCATAGACTGAGACTTAGCACCTTTGTGCTTCATTCCTAAAGACTCATCTAATCTTGCGTTATAACCTTGTTTCATTTTTTTTGGTTTAATAGCTTGATCCCATTTTCTTTTCCATTCCGTAGCCTGGGTTATCTACTTTCTTACCTCCCATAGTTTTTGCAAACTCTGCAGCCTGCGCTTTTCCTACGGCGTTGTAAGGAAATGTTTGCTTTTTCATTTTGCCCGAATCAGGACATGAATATGTTACAGTTGGCATATCTTATTTTTTGTAAATATACTAATATTTTCCTTGCTTACTTTTTGGTGATGACTTGGTCGATCCACCTTTACCTGCCCAAAGATTTTTACACGACCAATATCTTGCAGTTAGTTTACTCTTGGCGGTGCTGCACTTATGCCGTGCACGAAAGGACTTGCGAGCTGCCGCTGAGTAGTTATGACCATACCCGGTAGCACCAAAGTGGATCAGCTTCTCCTTTCCGCCTTCGCAACCCTTAACCATCTTCTTCTTTCCAGGGCGATCAGACTTCATGGGTCTATTACAACTCATTTTTGTCTTACTTGCCATTATGTTGCTTTAGCTTGTATTACAATCCACTGTGTTCCATCTGACCAAACAGCACAACCATTAAACGCCTTGTTAATCGTATAGCTTGATGCGCCATCTATAGTCTCTCCTGCCGGAGCAGTTATCTCAATCTGATTGCTCGCATTTACAGTACTATTATTTACAAATCGAATCTTTCTATAAGGTATAGCCGTTGCGCTTGGTAGTGTATATACAAACGTCCCTGCACCGCCAACCCAATCAAAGTCAACTATGTTCACATCCTCAGTAAGTGTTGCGCTACCTCCGGGTGTGGCAGTAACGAAAAGAGGTACAAGTCGTACTATCTCATTGTTCTCAATAAGAATATTAATTGCAGAAGCAAGAGCCTCTATCGTATAAGCATCTCGATTGGCGTTAGCTGTTGCCGAGCCCTTATTGACCGTATCTACTCCTGTAGCTACTCCATGAAATTTTGTCCCTGAGGGTATGGTTGACATGATCTATGATGGTAGGTTTAACTTATTCTTTTTACGTTGACGGATTCTTTTGCGAGCTTCTCTTGGCGATAAACCGCCATCAACCAATTGCCTTACCTGCTTTCTTTTGCTCTGCTTGCCTTGTCCTATAACAAGACCTTGCTGAGCAGTTGACGTAACGGATTCTGTTCCTCCAGTGCCATCGCCTGGACCATTTGTTTTTCTTCGTTTCATATTACTTAATTTTAGCGGCGATAGCTGACCATAGCTTTGTAATAGAAACTCCTAACCCAATACCTCCAATAACAGGTAGCCCCTTAGCAAATACAACAACAGCAATAACAGCGGCATAGCAGGCCACGGCAATATCACTCATTAACATATCTAAAATTCTTAATAGTTTAATCATAGTTTATCTTTTTGTAAATTTCTTACTTACCCTTCCTGCACGAGTGTTCGCAACAACAGTCTTCCCTCTTGCGCCCGCACGCTTCTTCTTTTTCGCAGTGGCAGCACGTTCCGCTTTGCTCATGCTCTTCGCCTTCGCCATCGGAAGACAACGGTCCGGGTTCTTCTTGTCCTTGCTCGTACCACAAGCGCCCAGTATAGAACCATCCGTCCCTATTCGTACCCAATTCTCTTTTCTCCATTTCTTAAGCTCTCCCATCTTTTTTCACCTTTGACTTAACTATCTCCTTCTGGAGTCGTGGCGGCAATGTTTGCTGCTTAGTTGTCAGATACCTATCTACCTGAGCATCTTTCATGCCCATGTCTCCGTACTTAATATTTTTCATTTCTTTTTCTTAGTGGGTGACTTCAATGACTTAAGCATTCGATCAATCTTTGCAGCCTGACCCTTGTGCATCGCTGATGCTTTCTTTAGTTCAGATGATATCTCTCTTAATTTTTTAGTATCCATTATTTCTTTCCTTTTGAACCCTTGGCATAGTTAGGGTCTTTGCAATATTTAGAGGCAGCCATGTTAGCATAGGCAGAGGGGTAGGTGTCGAAGGTTCTCTTCGCCCACGCTATACCCGCAGGACAAATCTTATTAGACTTTTTCTTTGTTCTGCCTTTTGCCATTTTACTTGCGTGATGATTTACCTTTTTTTATTCTATCAATTGCAGAGTTTCTAAAAGGCATTCTATCGTAATCATCTTTCAATCCACCCTCAGTTTCTATTACATAAGGGTCAGTAAAATCTACGCCAGCACGTCGTTGCCCACCATCGCTGGTGTATACAATTCGCTTTTTCTTTAGTTTAGGTTTATTTTTCTTTCCTCCGTCTGCCATTGTTTTTATTTAAATGGCCTTACGATGCCTCCTATTAATCGATCAATATCGCGATTTCGCATTGGAGTGCTATCTTTGATTTTTTGAACAGCGTCCATTTTAGGAGTTGTTCCACCTGAACCACTTCTTTTCTTGGTTGTTTTTTTAGTAGTATATAAGGAAGCGTTTTTTCCTTTTGCAGCTTTAACATCAGGATTTACACTTGTTGAAGTTCCTTTGCCTTTACTTTGTTTACCCTTTGGTTTTTTACCCCCGTAGTTTTTGTTACCTTTTGGTTTTCCGTTTGCCATTGTTTTATATATTTATAATTCAAATATACAATTTAATTTAATGGCAGATTTAATTCGTAAGAACTACGACAGGGCGCAGCCCACTCACGACTACATGAAATACTGGCGTGTAATACGCTACTGGGCTAAGGCCAAGTACAATATCGGAACACCCGACATTGATATGCTGTTCTTCCTCTACAGCGAGCATATATTCAACAAGACCAAGTTCAAGGAGTTCGAGCAGTGTATGTCGTGGGACGAGCCACGGTTCTATAGACTACTTAACGAAGGATGGATCCACGTATGGAGAAAAAGGCAGGGAAAGGAAACAACCCTATACGAATTATCGTATAAGGGAAAGCGCCTTGTGAATACACTATACAAAAAATTAAACGGCGAGGAGATCGGAGAATCTCCGAGCATGAATCCGCTCTTCAGAGCGGACGCTTCCTACATGGATAAGGTATATCGAAATATGATTATAGAGATGAACCAGTTTACAAAACAACAACGACATCGCGCTCCTGAATAATTGTATACGCCTCATCTTTAATAAACAGGGAATGACCTGCTGCCTTGTCGTAGTAGATAAGGTCATCAGGCTTTATGATCTCAACCTCAGTCCCTGGCTTGACAACCTGAGCTTTGTGGTATCGAAATCCGGAAGCATCCTCCTGAGACAGGAGAAGCCCGGAAGAAGTTTTGAGTTTCTCCTCAACCTTCTTAATTAATATGTTCTTTCCTATTGGTATCATGACTCTGCTCTTGCGTGTGTGATAATAGCGTTAGTACTTAAGATAGTTGTCGCGACACTGCTCGCATTGATCAGCGCGTTCTTAGTCACCTTCACCGGATCAATAACACCCATCTTAAACATATCGCCGTACTTCTCGTTCTTAACGTCAAACCCATTGACGTCATCCACTAAGCCATCCAACATAATCTCGTCAGCGCTCTTGCCAGCGTTCTCCAGGATCTGAGTTAACGGTGAACGCAGCGCAATACGAAGTACGTCATACGCCACCTCCTGGTTAGGGTCATCGCACTCAACATCGAACAGCTCGGCACATCGCCATAACGCCAGTCCGCCGCCAGGTAGGATACCCTCCTGCATCGCAGATCGCACAGCACACACCGAATCGTCAACACGGTCGTACTTCTCCTTCTGCTCAATGTCAGAGTCACCTCCTACATAGATACACCCTATGCCACCCATCAAGCTGGCTATCCGAGAGTTGATAAAGTCACGGTCACCCTTGATCTGTGTTCGCTGCTGCTGCTCCTTGAGCTCCTCAACCCGTAGCTTAATCTCCTCACTGATCTCATTTCCGGTGATGATCACCGTTGAGTCCTTGCCAACCACGATCTTGTCAGCATGGCCCAGGTCCTTAGGTAGGATAAGGCTCAGGTCATCGCCCGTCTTCTCAGAGAAGTAGGTCGCACCCACAGCCAGTGCAATGTCCTGCATCAGCTCGTGTTGCTTGTACCCAAAGTTGGGCGGTGTGATGTTACAGAACTTAAGTCCGTTCTTCACCACGTTAGCCGCTAATGTGTTGACCATGTTCCCGCTACACGATCCAATGATCAGCAGCTTCTCGTTCTTGGCGATGATCTCCTTGAGCACGTTCTCAATCTGTAGTATGTTACTGATCTCACCGTCATACGCCAGGATGCGCACATCATCCATAACGCACTCGTCCTTACGCTGGTTATTAATGAACAGCGGCGATGTATACCCACGATCAATCTTAATACCATTAGTAATCTCGGCATAGGTGTCGGAGGTCTGCGACTTCTCAACCGTCACTATACCATTCTCACCAACTGCCTTATAAGCCTTCGATATAATATCACCGAGCTCCTTGTCGTTGTTAGCAGAGATAGTAGCCACATCAAGCATACGCTTGTCAGTCACCTTACGTGACTTCTTAGAGAGCTCACTCAGCACACGGTCCACACCCTCGCGGATATAGTTAATGATCTCCGTTCTGTTGCTGTTCTCATCCATGGCATCAATGCCGGCACGAACAATAGCCTCGGTCAACACAATTGCCGTTGTCGTTCCATCACCCGCCACATTAGCCGTCTTGTACGCAGCCTCCTTCATCATGCGAACCGCAAGGTTCTCAACCGGATCATATAGATCGACAGACTTAGCAACGGTAACCCCGTCCTTGGTTACTGTGATGCCGTGTGTGTGATGTGGTGATTCAATAACAACCGTCTGACCTCTCGGGCCTAACGTGCTCTTGACAGCTTTAGAGATTGCTGTAATACCCTTAATAAGTTTCGCCCGTGCATCATTGTCGAAGCACAGGTCTTTAGAAATGTAACCCTGTTCCATTAGATTTAATTTTCGTCAAATATATTAAAATAAATTATTCCTCGGTGTCGTACATCTCAAGATG